TCTTGACGCTTCAATTAGTTTATCTGTGAAATATCCTTCTATGCTAAATCCTCTAACTTCTTTATTTTTGATAGCTTCCCATATTTCAGGATTATTTTCAGCAGATACTTGTACAAACCAAGTTCCAACAGGTAATTCGTTAAAACCATACATATTAGATTTATCGTATTTCTTATCTTCCTTAATCCAGCTTTCTACGACCGTTAAGCCCTGTATTGGTTCTTTGTGTTCAAACGTGTGATTATTGTTGTTTAAACTAGCCATAAATAGCTTCTGGGCGTGTTTAATCGTTTCTTTAGTAAAAAACACGTCATATTCTTCGTTTGTATCTTTATCTAATCGTGGAATTTTTTTGTCAGGAATAAGGATAGCACCTATTAGTTGCTTTTTATCTTCGTCTGCTTTTGCAAGTGATAAGAAGTCGTTGTTGAAAAAAACGAAGTTTTCTTCTATCGCAGGAAATTTAACAACTGATATTGCATCTACTCCAAAGTGGTCTGCGGTTTCATCTATGATTAGTTCTATTAGTTTTCTTTTTTTACCCATAACACTAATAAATATAAAACCAATAAAATCGTTTATTAATGTCCAAAAAAAAAGAGTGCGTAAGCACCCTTTCTTGTTTTTGATTGGTTATTGTTTATTTTATTTCAAAATATGCTTTTATTATACTATAAGAAGTAAAAAATTCAGTATCATTAGTCATTACTTTTACGATTTTCACTCCTACTTCAGGGTCGCTATATTTACCTATTAAAGCTGGTAAAAATTCTATAGTAGTTCCTTTAGTTATTCTGGTTCCTTTTACTTTGATGTTTCTTTTTGCAGTTGCTAACATAATTGTATTTTTTAAAGTTATTATTTCGTTTTGTTATAACAAATATATGTTAAATTTTCTTTATACACAACAAAATACAAGAAAATGTTAAAAAAACTTTACTTTTTTTTCAATTAACAGATATAGACACTATTAAAAATAATGTAAAAAAATGTGAAAATATGCTATAAAGTAGCTTGAATATCTAATTCTTCTTGTAATGCTTGGCTATCGCTGATGTCAGTTTCTATTACATACGCTTGTACAGGTTGTATGCCATTTTCATCACCAGGAATAATAGTTTCCATATTAGGTATAAGCGAACCTGCATCTATGCCTTGTGTTTGTCCACCTGAAGCAGCAGGTGCAACTTCACCACCACCACCACCGTCGCCAACATTAGTAGATAGAATAGTTTTAACATTAGCTAAACCTGAAGCAATAATACCAGCAGCACCAGCGATACCCAATATACCACCTTGTGCTAATGCTTTGTTTGCACCTACATAAGTATCTATAATTGCTTGTCCTACAGCTAGTGTTTTACCCGCTTTAGTTTCTTTGCCAATTAAATTAGCTATGCTTTTTACAGCACCCGAAATAGCTTTCTGTTTAGCGTCTTGTAATTTTTGTTCTATTTTTAATTTTTCATCACTAGCTTTTATTAATGCCTTTACTTCTTTAGATGATAAATCTTCTGTAGTTTCTACGCCCTTTTCTTTAGCTATCCTAAGTTGTTCCTCTAATGCTATTTCTTCTTTTATTGCATCTGCTTTTTCCTTCTTTACTTTTGCTTCAAATACACCAACTTCAGCAGCAACTCTTTTTTGTCTTAATGTAGAAGCTGTTTGTAATTCTATAACTCTTGCGTTTGCTTCTGCTAACGCTTGTATTTCTGCTTCGCCTGATTTACCTAAGTCAACTAAATCCTGCATAGCTTTCGCCTTCTTCTCTGCGGTTTCCATTTCTATCTGTGCCACCCTTTGTTCTTCTGCAACAGCCGCTTTAAGTGCTTTTAATCTTTCTTCATTACTTTTAGTATCATCTTCTGCTAATAATCTACTTTCTGCAATTTGCTTATTTGCTTTTGCTCTAATTAATAGCATTTCACGTTCTTCATCTCTAACTTCTTGCATTATGCCTGTTAATCTTGCAGCTTCATCACCCTCTTTCTTCATTTCTTCTGTAATCTCTTTAAACTTCTTTGTAAGTTTTTCAGCAGCTTCACCTCTTGCTACTTCGTCCATTCCTGTTGCTAATGTTAAAAAACCGTCTTTAGCTTCAGCAGCACCCTCTTTAATTAAATCTAAATCACGTTTAAATACACCCTTTATAACTTTCCCTAATGCACCGAAACTATCTATTAGTCCTTGTATTCTGTTTACAATGTTTTCTTTTAATGCTGTCCATAAATCTTTAATGGCTTGTTTTGGATTACTAAACCCGTCCATTAATGCTATGAATAAAGGTTCAGCAGCATCTCTAACAACATCAAACATAGCAGATAATTTAGCACCTATACGTTCAAATCTTCTCGCTGTTTCTATGTTTCCTGTAAATATATCTTTTAGCTTAACAAAAGCTGCTATAATAAGACCAATGCCCATTGCTTTCATAGCAGTTCCAACACCTTTAAAACCACCTGCCATTTTCTTTAATCCACCTTGTGCATTTCCTGCTGCACCACCTGTTTTACCTAAACTCTTATTAAGACCGTCTACGTCTTTTTTAGAGTTGCCTGTATCTACATTTAAATTAATTGTTTTATCTATCGCCATAGTATTCGTATTATTTGTTTAAACATTCTTCTAAAACTTGTGTGATATTCTTGCATACCGTAAACAAAATCTAAATCTTTATCTTTATAATCTACTAATTGAATGTGGTCTATTAGTGGTATCATTGTTTTTGCTGTTGTTTCTATATATTGTCTTAATTCCATAGCATAAAATCATAATTCATAAATTGTATATTACTTCCGTTTTGGAATATAGCCCAATTTTCACCATAAGGAATAGCAATGTTAGGTAATCGCTGAACAGCTAAATCAATCGTTAAAGACCATATTCTTTTAGTGTCTGTTTGACTATCGTCTAAACCAAATTGCAATTCACCATTTGATGTTGCTATATTCAATGTGCAGGTTGTTGGATTTGCACCTTCTCTAATGCTAAATTCTTGTTGTCCACCTGCTGTACTTAATTGTGTTATTGTTCCATTTACATTTTTAAATGCTGTGTACCAAGCAAAGCCCTCTGTTGTTCCAACCGTATATGTTCCACTTGTTCCACCAACGACTGTAGCTGTTCCTGTTATTCTAATAATCATATTTGAATTAGTAGGTACAAATGGTCTAACGCCATATTCAGTTCCAGCAGGGTAAGCATATCCTCTTGTGTTTCCTTCTGTATATCCTGTTGCAATTATTCTGTGCATTTCACCCTGAAGGTGTGGTGTGTTCTTTTGCTCGGTTTTATATTTAATAACCATATCGTCAGCATAAGAAGGCAATATGTTATTTTTAAATTTGCCATTGTCTGAACCAATAACAAGCTGTCTATTTTTACCGCGTAATTTGTCGTATATTATTGACTTCATTTGACCTTGCGATAATATAGAACGCAATCCCAACATACTCTTTAGATTAACAGGCAAACTACCAGCATTTGCAACACAAGGATAAAGACCTGTTGCCAAAGTTATGTTAGTTAAAGGCATACCGCCATTACAAGTGCAACAATCTTCAGTTGTTAATATACCTGTCATTGGCGCACCTGAAACGTCAGGCGTACAACCAGGATTGCTATCGGGACACCAATAATAAACATAATTGTCATATAAATTATTTCCGTCTGCATCTTCACCGACAACATAACTACAGTTTACACAAGGAATAAGAGTATCAACAACTTTTAGAAATACAACTTTTGTAGAAGATTTTGCGCCTACCTGATAATTCTTTATTTCTAAAATTCGCCAATAACTGTCTTTAATAAAAACTTCATCATTGAATTTAAAATTATAAATATCTACTTGGTCTAAATTCATATGACATTCCATTATTCGTGCTTCAGGGTCATATATACTATCTAAGTATTTTTTCCAATATAAACCATATAAAGTATTCGCAAACCACGTTCCATTATCCGTTGACCAATTAAATATATTTAAATCACCAACAAGAGGGGGATTAGCGTTCCAATACAATGATTTGTTTGCTGATGTTAACGTATAAGCGTTGCTACTTGGTGTTATATCAAAAGGAGTGCAAACAGGGTAGGTTGTAAAACTATATGCTGTAATCTCGCTAAGTGCTGAAACCTGATTGTGCATATAATAAGTAATAGTTGTGTCATCACCTTGTTTTACTGTTGTCGCTGTTCCATTATAATAAAACAATTTTGGTTGTGTTGTAGGATATTCAATTTCACCTTCCTCATTAAAGGAATACTCGTATTGAACAGTCATATTAGGAAGCACTGTTAACTCAGAAGCAATCGATGTAAAAACTTTATGATTTATATATGGCGAAAATACTGGGTCGTTCTTTAATTCACCTGAAGCAAAAACATTAACGTCATCTATTCTTTTGTAGTGTCCATATACATTTAGTTCTGGTTCGGTTTCTTTAAGTCCTTTATTTAGTAAATCTTCATCTTCTTGGTCTGTTAAATGTATTATCTTTTTCTGTAGTGATGTAGTATCTCTAACCAAAACTTCTTTAGATGTGTCTAATTTATCTGTCCAATGTTTTATTTCACCGTCTGCTAAATAATCGTTGTATGGTTCTATAAGTAGATTTGCTGGGTCATCTGGGTCTGATACTATTACAAGATTAAATCGCTGAACAATATCTAATAAAAAATCTTTCTGCAAAATTTCTTCATCAATACAAGCTGGTATATTAATCAATGAATTATAATTTCCTTGCGAATACGGCACTGATGTAATTGTAATCTGATTATCATAGTTAGGACTACAAAAACCATAACTATAACCATATTTTATAGAAGAACTTGTGCCTGTAAACTCTGCATTTTGTAATGTCATTTTTATATATGCAGAAGCACCAACAGGCATAGCAAAACTTGATATATCAAAATAGTGTTCTAGTATCTCTGTTTCACTTGTTGTATCACCATAATAGTCAATTGCACTAATAGGGTCATAAATAGTTTCGCCATATGTTATGTCGGGGTTAGATGTATCTTCTAGCCATACTTTTAAAACAACATTCTCTGTACTGTTTGCTCGTCTGATACCAATCAACCTAAGTCGGTGCTTAATGCTAATAGATGTTATACTTGGAAAACTTTTAGTGAAATAATCGTTGCCACCACTTACTGTCCATAATCCCTGCGAATTATCAATACAAGGACTAGTGCTACTTGTTGTGTTAGCTGGTACAATCGTTGTTATATCTTCTTCAGGAATGGGTGTGTCCTCTGCTGGTGTAAAATCATCACTTTCATTAAAAATTCCCCATTCACCATTATTAGCCACCCCATTTGTAAAAGCTGAAATTGCAGTGGTATTTGTTGAGGGTATAAAATCACCTTCTATTGCGTTTGCTGTTGTCATAAACAACTTACCAAAATAAGAACCGTCAATAAAAGATGACGTATAAGTAAACCCTGCTTTTAATAGTATTAATTTAAATATGTTTTTTAATTGCAATGCAGGTCGAAGCATTGTAATTGGCGTCTGCTTATCATATATATTGTTAAAACCTTCTGCATTAATATATGTTTGCGACATATTTAAAAACCATTGTTCCGACGGGTCGTAAGTAAATGTTGGTAATTTTATGCTAAAGGGGTACATTACTTTCTGAACACCTGCACTTGTATCTCTTAATGAAGTTCCTGATGAATTATTAAAACCGTCTGCACCACCATTCCAAGATGCTATTATATTCGATTGATTAAATAAGTGGTCTAACTCATTACTATACGAACCGTCATCATTTAAAAAAACATCTTTTAATCTATTTTCACCTACAACAGAAAACAGGTCTGCTGTATTTGACATTAGCACCACTTCATAGACTTGTGCTTTTTGATATACTGCTTTTAATTGAATAAACCCTTCAAATTGCGGTACAGTTCCAACATATAATACAGCATCAAATTTTTCTCTTGCACTAAATACTAATGTTTCTAAATTAACATTAAACCAATTTTGAAAGAACGCGTTATTGTTGTCAGTAAACGGTAGTTTAAATGTTTGACTATAACTAGCTTTTCTAGATTGTGGTTCTTTAATATCAGAGAATTGGAAGTTTAAAGAAACAACAGGGTGTTCTTGTAAATCTAAATCGTAAGTAGTGTCCGAAGTAGCACCACTTGTAGCTTTTCTATATGCAACTAATCTTAGTTTAGCCATTATGAATTAGTGTTAATAGGATTAGCGTACTCTATGTTGATTGTGTATTTAATCATCTTATCATTAGCAACTGTTTTTTTAACAAAACTCTTATCGGAAACCATTACAGGTACAGTATAATCTGTATCTGCATTTTCAACGATTTGAACATTAGTTGATATAATAAGATTTTCTAATAGCACCGCATCAGCTTCACTAATCCAATCCGTCTGCAATGTTTCTTTTAATATCGCTGTTGTAGTTCTTGTTTTCTTACCTCTGCCAAAATTATTATAACTATACATTTCATTGTTAAAATCACCTAACATTGTTTCATAGTTGTTTCTGCTTACCTCTACAGTTTGCGTTGACTTCTTTTTAAAGTTAAAATAGTCATAACAACCTTTGCTATTACGCCAAGCTAATCTACGCACTTTAAATCCCTTACAACTACCATCTTGATTAACGAAATAATAAGTAGCAGATTTTGGAGTAGTACCATCACTATCATACGCTGTAATTGTGTAGAAGTGCCAATTAGCAAAGCCAGATGGTCTTGCTTCTGTGCTTCTTGATTGTAATTCTAAATTACGAGGACCACAACCAAAATAAATTAATCGTTCTAGATTTGTATTAACTTCTGTGTCAGGATTTGCGCCGCCATTAGCGTTAGTGTTTGCTATATATTCTATTGCTGTTCCGCCTGGTGAATTAATTACATTTCCTGAAGCATCATAAAACTTAATACCGATAAAATAAGCATCACTAGCAAAATCACTTACGCCATTTAAAAATCCTATTGTGTGATAATCAGTAGATTGAACATAGTTTAAACGTCCTGCTGTTCCACTTACAGCTAAATTAAAGCCCTGTTCTTGCACATCACTAAGAAATAGTTTAGATGAACCATCTAAAGAATAAGTAGCAAATGCTGTATCTTGAAAATCTGCTGTACCTCTTGCTGTGCTTAAGTCTAAAGAAGCACCTATATAAAATTTAGTGTCGTTAATAGCACTTCCTGTTTGGTCAGAAGGTGGGGTTGTCGCTGCGTCAGAATAAAATTCATATGCTTTAACAAAGATTTCTTTTACTTGATTGTTGTTTTGACTAAATGGTAAAGTAGCCACATTTCCACCAACAGTGTGAATTGATTTAGTGGGCGCACCTGCGTCAGCAATAGTATCTTCTAATTGAGAATTAACAATATCTCTTAAATCAAAAATTGCTCTTGCATGATTAGAACTCACGTCATCAGCATATCCGTTTCTTCTTTGTTTTATCTTTGCCAATAATGTTCCTGAAGCGTCATCTAATCTTACTTCTAAGACTATTTTATAGAAATACCAAGACGCAATACTATCACTCCTATAAACAGTGTAGGGTACTATCGGTGTCCAATTAGTTATTACAGGTATAGTTCCACTATCTCCTATCGGTTCTTGTACAAATGCAAATGCCATAATTTATTATTTTTTACCTTTCATTTTACTTACTATATCATCTTCTATATCTTCTGCGTAAGCATTAGTTATTTTATTAATATAGTATTTCATATTTTTCTTATACGGTGCAGAGAAGAATTGTGTTCGTGTCAACCCTCTTTGTGCTATTGCTCTACCAATTACAAAAGCTAATCCCTTTCTTTTTATAAAACGCCCTGACTTATCTCTTGCTGCTTTTAATCCCTTCTTAACAACCCACCTATCAATAACACCTTTTGCTATATTCTTCTTTTTAAATCTAAATGGACTTTTACCACCTCTTGCTCTACCTCTACCTTTATATCCACCTGAACCTCTAACGCCTTCATCAACGAATTGCCAATACTTAGCGGAACCACCAAATGTAAATGATATTGCTTTAGGCAAATCGCCAGGCACTATCTTTCCTAATTGATAGCTAAAGTTTTTAATTAGTCTTGAACTTCCCATTCCTGCAGCAGCTAATCTAATTCGACCACCTCTAACAACAGCTTTACCAAATCGCTTTAACATCTTTTTTGTTTTAGGAAAATCCATTAGCTATTCGGTGTTATAGGTACAATACAAAGATTGTTAGTGTTATTAACTTCAATACTAATATCAGCAACCCACCCTGTAAGTTCATTTTCAAATCGTGCTGTAAATGGTTCAACTGTAATTGGCGTTTCTAACACTACTTCATTATCTACCCACGATGTTGAATACATAGCGTGTTTAAATTCGTTTATAACGTCCTGCATTATTTGTAGCGTTTCAGAATAAGTATCTGTTCTTGCTGTTCTTTCGTTATTAGGTGCGTCGCCTAAGATTTGGTCGTTAGTCATATCCATTACATAAATAGTAAAAGAGTAAGTCATAACGCCTGTATTAATAGTAGCTTCGCCAGGTTCAGCATACAATATAACATAATCAGTAGCACCTAGTTTATTAATATCAACTTCAGATAGTCCGCCTGAATGAAAGCTATTTATCTCGTAATGCTTTTCTGCTATTGTTTCTAAAAATCCTACTACGTTTCTAAATGTTATCATAATTAGTATTTATTGTTTTGCTTTATATTATAGTCTTGCGTATATGATAAGTATGTTAACACTTCCAATATAGGCAGTTTTGTTATCTTCTGTATATTTAAGATATTCTGATTTGCAAGAGAATAAAGCGTATTATACCAACCCCATTTGGATTGTAAACTTATGCCTTTTGTTGTTTCAGTTCCATTGCTTGTAAATAGTTGGCTGAACTTGTCGCCAATGTCAACCCTAAATTCAAAAAAAAACCTAGCGAACTTAATGCTATATCCATTGGACAATCTTTAAACAACTCCTCTTTAAATTCTTCAGGATTATATTCTTCTATGGCATATCTTTCACCTCTTTTAAATGTTATCTTTCTATACAGTATGGACATAATAACGTGCAGGTTTTTAATTGGGTCGTCTTTACAATATGCTTCCAAATCAATATACTCGCCTGTTGTTATTGCAGAAAGATTTGGGCAGAAACCATATTCTTCATCTTTAAAAACAAACGTCTTTCTAAATTTCTGTTTATCTGGTTCTGCGTCAATCATTTTCTTTAATATATCCATTATTTCAATCAGGTCTTTATAATTCATTTTCTTAACTATCGCTGTTGTAGTTCCGCATAATAAAGCTAAACTATCTACAATCTTTTTTTTCTCGCTTCCTTTACCTAATTGAATGTCCACATATTTTTGGTATGTTCCTATTGTTATATCAGACCATTCTGTAGGTATGCTTAATTTGACCTGTTTCATTACTAATAAATATAAAAGTTAATAATTCGTTTTTTACAATATATAATACTTGCCACTATGATTAACTGACAGCTTGTTTAAACACAAATAACGTGTAGCATCAATTAAGTGGTCATTAATCTTTACAGGCGTATTTAATACATCACCATTTTTATCAGTAGCCCATTTATACGACCTAAATTCTTTAATAGCATTTAAACTATCTTTAGTTATATGTAGTTTATATCTACGCATAATATCTATTCCTAAATGTATTCCTGCACCCTTACGTGCTGGTTTTATATTAAAGCCCTGTCTATATATTTCTTCTATTGTTTTAGGTTCTGCACTGTCGCCTATTATTTCTGTTTGTCTATCAATACCAAATTCACGCAATTTATTAGCTAAGTCAGTATTAGTTAATCGCTTCTCATATAGTAATTCTCTAATATATAAGCTGTCCTCTAATTGCCTTACTTCTACTAATGCTGTTGGTGAATTAGTAAATCCAAAGTCTAATCCATAACCAATTAAACGACCTTGCACATCATCTACTAAATTAAAGTTCCTAAATATCATTGTTTGAATAGAACCTATTTCACCAAGTCCATATACACGCCAATAGTCAGGGTCTATGTCTTTTAATCTTTCAATCTCTGCTATTGTATCTTCATCTAAAAATGGATTTGCTCTATATGTGGATTTTAAGAAAGTGCAGTCATCTCTTGTATGCACTTTTTCATATATCCACGAATAAGGGTCTGAAGGGTTGTAATCTAAATATATCTTTTCTGTAGTTCTTAATATAAGCTGTTGCCAATCTTCATAGTTAAATTCATTAGCTTCATTACACCACAGATAGTGTCTTTTACGCCCTCTAATTTTTTGTGGTTGGTCAACTGAAATAAATTCCATAAGCGAGCCATTATTAAAAGTATATGATAATTCGGATTTGTTGTGATTAACTTCGCTATATAACTCTAGTTCTTTTAAGATAGAAATTACATCCCTATAAGCAGTTCCTTTAAGTGCAGGTAATGTCTTTCTACATATTGTAAATATCTTGCCTGGTTCTTGTAGTGCTTTAACAATAAACAACTGACAAAGCGAATAGGTCTTACTAGAACGCGTACCCCCCTGTAAGCACGTTATTCTAGTTTTAGACCCATACGCCTTGTGAAATACATTTGTTGTTTTAATCTTTGCCTGTATCAATAACTTCTATTTTAAGTTCTGTAAGTGATTTGCCACCACTTGTTATGTCTAGCTTTTCAGCATATCCTCTATCTTTAGCTTTTGATTTTAGATAGAATATAATACTTGTTTCTTTACCGCTAGATATATTCTTTATTAATTGTCCTTCAA